GAAGTTCAGTCTGCGTGTCGTGGTTGATCGAACGGCCACGTTAAAAATCGATCAAACGCTAACAGGCGCACCTGTTGCTCTCGCTGCCTGACCCAAAAGGTCGGTAGCCCGCAAAGCAGCCCTAGTCGGAGGGGTTGCCTAGCGGTCGCCAAATCCGGCTCGCGCGAACTCACCGCCTGGTTCTGTTCGCGCTAAAACTGTCCCGGGCTGGTTCGCCAAAAACCCACGCCGAGTGGGGACGCGCGAACGAGATTCAAATAACTCGGACACACACGTAGACGACTGTTCTGAAAGTCTCACCGGACCCGGGTTCAATTCCCGGCACCTCCACTGTTCCTTGTTCCTTACGAAAGGAGACTGTTTTGATCACCAAAAAGAAGGCACCCAAAACCGGGTTCTGGGCCCGGTTCGAGGTCGAGACCCGGCGGCGCTTTGCGTTCAGCCTGGCGCAGTTCTGGCCCGTGAACGAGATCCTGCCCGACAGCGAGGCGGAGCAGGACGAGATTTACTATAGGCGCGCAATCGCCCGGATGAAACCGGCGGAGCGAGTCGAACTTCTCCGGGAGATGTTGCGTTTGACGCAAAAGAGCGTTAAGTTCTTCGATCGCGAGGTGCCGACGTCGGTACGCCTGGAGATGATCTGCGGCGTGATCAGGCGGTTCGAGGAACTTGTCGTGGCAGCGCAGTACGCCGAGATCGATATTTGGCAGTGATGTTTAGGCCTGTAGCGCCATGCGCGCACAGGTCAGCGGGGACATAGCTCAATTGGCAGAGCAACGCGTTTGCAACGCGTAGGCTGAGGGTTCGAGTCCTTCTGTCTCCATTTGCCAGCGTAGCTCAATTGGCAGAGCAGCTGATTTGTAATCAGCAGGTTGCGGGTTCGACTCCCGCCGCTGGCTTCTCCGTTCGAGTGTTGGTATTCCGGACGGTCTAAAGGTGCGCTGGAAACGAAGCGGCTGCTGTGGCTCTGCACGCTGTTGAATCCGGCGGGAAGTAGCTACTCCCAACCACGTGTACTGTCTGGCGACATCCACGCATATTCAGTCGTGGCCTGCAGATAAGTGCTGACGTCCAGCGCACCTTTAAGCCGTCCGGGTACCAATGCCCGGGCGGTTTTTTGTTTAACTACCTAAGCACGAGGAGTTACCAGTGCCGCGGTTTAATCATGGGTTTTCTTTCCCGTTTGAGATCGTGAGCCGCGATAAATTTGGCCACGATATTACAAGCGCGCAACTTCGAGAAGCCATCATGGCGCGGCTGGACAGCCTTTCAGACGACGAGCTAGCCGATGCGTGCGACGAGCCGCTCGACACCTACGAAGAAGCTGGGGGCCCTGATGCTGTCGCAGTTCCTGACTGAGTTCCTTGTCGGGTTGTTTGGAGTCGCCGCCTACAACGTGTTCTTCAACCCAAACTTTAAAGATGAGCTTGCGGCCCCGACACAATGGCGGCATCGTATTCGCGACCTATTGGTCGTATTGATATCAATTCAGTTCTACAAACTGCTCATTCGGTAGCGGCGGCCGAGTGGCGAAATAGGTAGACGCACGGGACTTAAAATCCTGTGGTAGCAATACCGTGCGGGTTCGAGTCCCGCCTCGGTCAGTGTTTCTGGTTCAATTTCTCCTCTTACGAAAGGGTTCGAAATGGCCAAGCAGCAGAAGCAGCAGAAGCAGAAGAACAGCGGCGTGGTGGCGGTGCGGGCCAAGAAGGCGAAGACCCCCGCCCAACTCGCCAAGGCGGCCGCCAATGTTAAGGCGGCGCAGGAGCGGTTCAACCAGCTCCAGGCCCAGCAGCAGGCCGCGAACGAGATGCGGTCGATGGGCTACATGGGGACCGACGCGGACCTCATCGAGATCCGGGTGGCCCAAGCCCAGGCCAAGCTCGACCAGCAGTACGTCCTCGACGTGCTCGCCGGGCCGCACGGCAAGCGGGTTTCGCAGTTTCTGGGCCGCCGGTTCCGCGGTAGCCCGACGAAGGTCGCGACCGTCGTGAGGAACTACCTCAAGACGCAGGGCCTGTCCTGATCTTAGGCGGCCGCCCCTCCTCTACGACAGACGGCCCGGTAATGGTGGTGCTTGGTGTGTTGCTGACAACATCAGGCCGCTGAAAGCACTATTACCGGGTCGCCTATCGTAGAGGAGGGGCCGGGCCAAAACACATTAACCTGAAAGGGATCCGAATGCGTTGGTTTGTCGCTGTTCTGTTTGTGTTGATTGGTGCTTCGGCACAGGCTGAAAGCACCCTGAGCGCGCTTACGGCGCTTATGCAGGAGAACCTCGACGCGTGTACCGTTGAGGACATGCCGCGGCTCATGGCCACGATGAGCGTAGAGATGCCGCAGCGTGAGTTGTTTGAAGAGCAGACCCGCGCCGAGTGGGAAAGCTCAAACCTCTACCACAAGTTGGACGAGATCAAAATTGTCCGGTGGCGGCAAGTTAGGGCGCCGTATCTTGTGGCGGTCGTCACGCAGACGATCAGCCCTAATGCAACGTTTCAGGCAGAGGAACGCGAAGGTGACGAGCCGGATGAAGACTTGTCTCACACCTTCTCGCTGCGCACGCGTACGCCAAAGACTCGGTCTACCGTGCTCTTCAAAAAAGAGCGCGGTAAATGGAAGATCGTGGCCGGGTTAGACGAACCGGTGCCGGTCGACGATTGCCCAGACGAAAACTGCCGTTGGCCCGCGCCAAACTAAGTCTGACTAACTCTGACTTATCTTGGTCAGAGTTGTTTAAACGGGCTTGAATAAGCCAATAAGCCGTGTAGTCTCAACCGGGCCAATTTTGTTGTTTTTACGGGAAAAACGCAATTTTGACCTCGGTTGAGATTACACGGGTTATTTAGGCGCGCGGCTAAATTATTTTCCCGCACGGTAAATTTTTGCCGTAAGTCGTTGCAGGGCTTGAATTTACAACTGACAAGTTTGTGTCTTGCGCTGTAAACCCAAGCCCCGCAACAAGTTACGTCAAATCTTGGCGGTTGACGGAGCTAAAACCCCGGTTTCTAGGCCAAAGATATCTTTGGAGTACTGGCTAAATGGAAGTCCTCACGGCTACATATGTCTCGGGCGCAGAGCTGTTCAGAGACTGCGACGATGTTCTCGACCTTTTCTACGACCGAGCGTTGCCAGACGTACGGCTTCTGTGCCCGAACGACCTGCTTGAATTCGACGGGATTTTGCTCGGCAGTATGACCTCTCTAGTTGCCGGGCTTGCAGACGCGATTGCCCACGAAACCGACGAAGCGTTTGTGCAGGAGTGCAAGGTCGTTCTTGCGCGTATCGAAGCTCTTGGCGAAGTCCACTATTTCGTTCTCGACGACGAACTTCTTATGAAAGGCTGAAATGACCAAGACGCATCACGAATCGCAGCTGCTTGCCGCGGCGAAGAGTTACACCCTGGAGGCGGTGGAAGCTGTCCTGACAGATCCGCTCGCTGAAAAGCAAGACACGAAAAGCATCATCCTCGGCGCACTGACGTCGGTGGGTGAATGCGTCGTCCACCTTGAAAACGCGCAGGAAAAGGTGGGCTACCTGCTCATGCTGTCGACCCGCGCCGTGAGGGAGGCGGTCATCCATGGTGTGAACATGATGATCACCGAAGCGGAACGCATGCACACCACTGTTCGACTGTGGCAAGCCGCTCGTGACAACATGGGCGAGGAGGTGGTGGTATTTGACACCGCCGCCGGGATTGTCGAGGCGGTAATACAGTATCGGCACGTCTTGGCGGCGCTGCGCTATTACCGCGAGCAAACGAAAGACATGCCCGAAGAGCGCGTGAAATGGGATGTGATGATCAACATCTTCAAGCTCGCGCAGACGAAGTACGCCGAATCCGTGGTTCTCAACGCGCGCGCTGTGTTGATCTACGTGGCGCAAAACACGCAGATAATCGCGGAGTTGGCCGAACAGTGGCCTACGGACTCGGCCTGGGTTTCTTGGCCGATTTGGTTGAATCAAAAAGAACTGGCAACGCTGACGATCGACCAGAAGCTCGGTGCTTAACCATTTACAAGAAAGTGGACCCATGTACGAAAGACTGATCGAAGACATCGAAACGCGGCTCAAGCCGAAAGCCGCTGGAACGGGACCGCTCAGCAACGACGAGCGGTTGTTGGCCCACGCTTGCGCAGCGATTTATGAACTGCGGGCTGATCTTTGTTCCACGACAGTTAAAGCCAGACTGCATAGGGACGAGCGAGATGGGCTTAAGGGCGAGCTGGAAGATCTCAAGGAAGATCGCGCAGACGATGCTCAAACGGAGCACGAGCTTCGCAAGACCATCTCGGAACTGCGGGCAGAGAAGGCAACGTTGATCGACCGGCTCACGGCGCGCAACAACGTCATCAATTCGTTGCACACCCGGATCGAGCAGTTGGAACAGAGTCACAAGAGCATTAACGCGTCGCTGGCCGCCCGTGTTGACAGCAACAAAGACAGTGCCGAATTGCGTGAGCAGTGCAAGCAGCTCAAAGAGGATTTGAACGGCCGTATCAACATCAATATCAAGTTGCGCAGGACCAATGCCGAATTGTCCGAAGAAAACGAGCGACTTAAAACAGAGATTGACGCCACCGACCGCCTTTCTGCTGCCCGGCACAAAATCGCCGATGAGTTTAACACGGAACTCGGTCGAAGAAGCATAGAGCTGGCGGCCGTGACGATAGAGCGTGATCGGCTCAGGCAAGAAATTGACGCGCGTGCTGCCGACACCGAAGTTAAGTGCGACGTGATGAATGCGGTGGCGGCCGATCTCGCAAACCTTGAAGACGTACTCGCAAATGCTCGGGAGATTTCCAGGGCGATTGAGCCCACTTGTCGCGCGTTGGCTGATCAGGCCTCGCGACTCCACAAGACCCTGTCGCATAAGTCCAAGCCCTAAATAACGGGCAAAAACGCGGCATATCTCTTGAACACCTAGTAAGTGTTCACCGCGCCAGCGGCTTCTGGCCTTTACCAAAGGGTTTCACGTGATCAAGGATTGCATTCGTCTAATCGGTATGGTGGCCTTCATCCTGTGCATGCTCACCCTCCGGCTCAAGAGCGAGATCGAGGCTGTGAAGTTCGACGAAGACTGCACCGGCGTCCTCCTCGACGCCGACCTGTTCAAGGTGCACGCCGACCGCGACTGGGCGGCGTACGTGGAGGAGATCAGGGCTTCGACGGCCCGGACTGACGAGATCGTCGCCTGCTCTACCGCGTCTCGGGCGTTTCACCGCGCCCAGGCCGAAGAGCAGGCAGCGGCCAACCGCCAGGCCATCGAGGTTGCGTTCAAACGCGACCTCGCCAGGATCGAGACCGAGCGCCGTCAGGCCGCGGCCATCCTGATGATGGTCGGGCAATTCAGCGAAGCTTGCGGAAAAGCGCAGACCCCCGGCTTCAAGGCCAGTTTCTTGCGGCAATTTGGCGTTCAGTTCCAGGTGAAAGCCATGGAGTTGAACGGGCAAGTCTCCGTTGACCCTGTGCTGGCAACCCTGCAGGGTTTTCTTGTCGGCCTCTGAGCCGACCAGAAAAGAGCGATCCAGGCCGCAAGGCCCGGTCCCGCTCTTTTTCTTAGCTATCAGCGCTGACCTAAATAAACGCCTAAATCACGGCATATCTATTGAACAGGAAAGGCTATTAGCGCTAGTAGTCTTTAACACACATAGGGCTTATGCAAGTCCTTTGGCGCGTGCTGTTCCGTGTCATAAAGAAAGTGGACGATGCGCACATGCGCGGAATGCGGTCAGGACGGCGTTCGCGGAAAGGTTTGCGGCGCGTGCCGCAAGGCCGTCGCACGCCACCAGCGCCTGGTGGCCCCGGCAGCGGCCCGGCTCAGGGGCCTTGTCGCCGCGGCCCACGCCGCCGGGCGTATGCCCGCCGACCTGCGGGCCGCTTCGGCGGCTGCCGTCGACCGGGCCATGACGGTCGGTCTGCGCGCCACATAGGCGCGCGTTTAGTCGCGCATGCGTGTGTCACGCAGCATGCGCTGAATGCAGGACAAGTCCTGCCGTAATACTGTGGGGAAGCTCCACAGGGCCCGCGAAGCCGCAACTGTTTCATGATAGAGTCACCACACAATCAAAAAGGGGTCACTACAATGACCAAGAAAAAGCAAAGGTTTCTCGCGGCGAAGAACATTCGCCGCATTACGGGGCTTAAGTTGCCCCTGGCAGTGAAGGCTGCAAAGCTCGTCGCCCACGCGATGGGCGGCGCAGCGCCAAAACCGGCCGCCATCCCGCCCGGCTGGAGCGTTGACACGGGCGTTCTCTGCCCGTGCGGTCTCGACGGGTGCACACGCACCGTCGTGACAATTCCCGGGCCACGGGGCACGTTCACGACATAGTCGCGGACGCGATAGGCTAACCAAGCCCCCTCACCGGGGCTTTTTTTTAGCTATCAACACTGGCTAAATACCAGCTCAAAACAGGGCATATCTATTGAACTCGGTATAGATAGCCCGCGTTTGCCGCGAGGTTGTTAAGCAACAACCCGGCGATTGATATCTATGGAACTTCAAGTCATGGAACCGCTTTTTGCTTTGGCGCTGTTTGCGGTGGTGGTCGCCGGTGCGGTGCTTTTCAGCATTCATCGCACTGACATTCGACGTTTAAAGGTATGTGACCATCAGAGCTGGCAGTTGTTTTGTAAACACGAGCAACTCATCGAACGACAGGCGGATGAATTGGCCAAGCTGGAAAAACGGCACGAATACCTGAGAAAGGATGTGGCCAAGCTTGAGGCGCTTCTTGCGCGCGAAGCTTTGTCACGCCACGCAGCCGATGAAGCCCTGACGACGGCGATCACGGCAATCAACAGCCTGAAATAGTCGCTCTTCTCAGAAAAGCGTAACCCCGGCTTCGGCCGGGCTCTTGCGCTTTTTTTAGCTATCAGCGGTCAAAATTTAAGAAATTGGTACACTACGCCTATCCCATTTCCCCAGGAGTTTCTCTCATGGCTGTTTACGACGCGTATGTCCAAGGCAAGTTCTACAAGACGATCGAAGCGCCCTACACGCATAACGCGCTCACCCTCGTCACGCTCGACATTCAGGACAACCTCGTGCCTGACTATGACGAATCCAAGCCCGCACAGATCGCACTTCGGCACTCAAAGCCAACTTCAGCTCCCGTGCCTAAAACCATCGTTACTACAGTTTCAGATGCGTGACATGTAGAGTACGGCATTGTCTTTTGCGCAGGCTATCTGCCAAAATACAGCTGTTCTGTGGCGTACATAGCAAGGATGCTTCCATGCCATTCCAGTCTGAAAAGCAGCGTCGTTTTCTTTGGGCCGCTCACCCCGACATTGCAAAGCGTTGGGCGCAAGAGTATCCCGAGAGCAACAAGAATCTGCCGCTGTACGCGCACGATCATGAGGGGTCTAAGGGTGACTCTGCCAAGACTGCCGCGGTAACTGCCCTGCGCCTTGCGGCAACCAAGTGGGCAAATATTACCAACTTAGTGAACATTAACACTTTGAGCGCGGGTGAAACAAAGGCGGCTAACTCGGGAATGGTGCGCGTTCCTATGCCGAATCACGAAAAGCCGACGTACGCTGGGCAGGAACAAGAGCAAGGCACAGCGAAACCAGTCGAAAACACGGATTGCGAGCCTAACGCAAAACAGCAGGATGAAAACGCTGTTAGTGCGCTTTTTGGCAAGCTTTCTGCGGTTCTTGCTCAGCCCTTGCGCGAAGCGCTCGAAGTTGAGCAGGCAATGCAGGAGGCACGAGATCCCCGCTTCGTGCCACTAAACCTTGGCATGCGACAGTTCTCGGCACCGAGTCCAACCGTCGCGCCGCCTATGGGCATGGCCGCCGCTCCTGGCCAACCCCAGCCGCAAACTCAGGCCCAGCCCACACAGCCCGGCCAAGCTGCTCCGGTAGGCGGCGGATCGAACCCGCAGTTCAATCCTATCAATGCGTTCGGAGCTATCGGCGCTAAGGGCCAGCTGAACGGCAACGCAGCGTTCGGCCAGAAGAACTCCCCGGACAGCTCAAAGATTGCCAACCTGCAGAACTACACGTTGCCGCAGTATCCGTACGACCCCCAGCTGCACACCATGTTGCAGAAATGGGAAAACTCAGCCGATGACACTGCGCCCGGCGTACCAGCGCATCTCGTAGAGCCGCTGAGCAAGTACATGCGCGGGCTGAACATGACGCACATAAAAAGCCGCCAAGTCGTGCCGGTGCTGCCCGAAGGCCAGAACCCAGACGAACTGGACGCCATTGAGACGCTCATGGAGCTTGAGCACGCACAACCCAAGCAAAAGCTCGCGGCCGCAGGCGCCAACCTCGATCCGAACTTAAACATGGTCTACAACAAGCCGAAGACCAACTACATGATGCCGAAGTACCTGCGAGAGAACCAGCTGGCACCTGAACAAGCCAGCCAGTTGCTCGCAGGAATGCGCGCCGTGGCGCCCCATAATGCGCTAGACAAAACCAGACTTGACTGGAACGGTTTGCAAATCCAGGGCTACGGCTCCCGCGTCCACAATAACGACCACGTGACGCACCTGGGTCGCTGGTTGCATCAGTTTGACGGCGACGAGTTCGAGTCGGCGCATCCTGACAAGACGCAAGGCTTTGGCGACGCGTTCTTTCCGTATGCCAACCTTGTTTCGGTGCCATCAGGTATGGGCGGCACGGCCATGCACGAGCTGGGCCACGCTATCGACTACAACGCATTTCCAGCCGACAGCAGCTTGCGACATCTCGGAGCTTCGTTGTATCGGGCGCACGCGCCTACGCTCTGGAAAGAACACGCTGCCTGGCGCAAGGGCCGTAAAGGCGTGCTCGACGCTTACACTGCTGACAAGCTTGACCCGCAGATAGCTTACAAAGTCCTTGAGAGCGGCAAAGGCGCCAAGCGTGTTGGTCTAGGTTCGTATTGGGGCGCCGGACTAGGCACCGTGGGCGGAATTGGCGCTGCGGCTGCTGGATTGGCCGCGCTAAACGAAATGGGCGTCGATTTGCGCAACATTCCTGGGCGCGTGCTGGCCTTGCCCGTTGTCGGCGGCGCAATGCTCGGCGGCATGGGCGGCATCGGCTTAGGTAATCTTCTAGCCAAGGAACCGCCGAAACGCGAAAAAATCGTCAAGCTTATGGCCAAGCAATTAGCCAAGAAACAACGCCTGCCTTACGCCCGAGCCCAACAGCTCGTTGAACAGCAGCTCGCTCAATCGGAGCCCGCGCAGCCCAGCTTGCGCAAAGCGGCCGCGGCTTTGACTGAAAAGATATCAATGCCGCGCGAGACAATGTTTTGAACACTGCCAAGCTTATGAAACAATATGGCCTGCTCAAGCCGAAACGCTTGCAGCAGGCTTACCCGCTGCTTGGCGATGACCAATAACAAGCTTGACTCCTCAAACGCAGAAAGACAAACCATGGCAAGGCGCCCGAAGATCGTTTCTCCAGCAATGTTTGGGGCCAAGTTTGCGGCGTCTGCAGAAAGCATTGGCAATTCTGCCTTGAGCGGCGCAATGACTGGCGGGCTCGCTGGCGGTGCAATTGGTGGCGTTGGCGGGCTGGTACACGGCGCGTATAGCGCTGGTAAGGGCAAACGCTTAGGTGGCGCCCTGAAAGGCGGCCTCCGCGGCGCTGCAGGTGGCGCATTAGTTGGCGGCGGGTTGCTTGGCGGCCTTAGCGCTGGTCTGGCGGCTGGCGCGCCAAACGACGCCCTACTGTCTACCGATAAGGCTACGCAGCGGGCTGCGCTTCAAAACATGGAAACAAGTTGGAAAAAAGATCCGGCACAGTTCCCTACTGATGCAGCCAACATTCTTGGCTTGAGTTCGGCGGGCGCAGCTGTCGGCGGCTTGGCTGGGAATCAGTTACGCAATATGCTGCCCGGCGGCAAGTCCAAGAAAGAATCGCCAAAGAAAGATACTGAAACCAAAACCAAAGAGGACGAAAAGATGGCAAGCGCGTTTGAGTTCGGCGAAAAGCTCGCCATGGATCCGCGGCTCATGGGCGGCCTTGGTGGCGCTGCTCTCGGCGCTGGCGTCGGCGGCCTGGCTGGCTTGGTAAACCCTGGCGTTGACGAGAACGGCAAACGTAAGAGCCGCCTGGGTGCAGCGCTCAAAGGCGCGTTGGGTGGCGGCGCTGTAGGCGGTCTCGGTGGCGCCGCTGTCGGGCACTTCGCACCGAATCAGACGCAGCAGTTTGGTTCGCAGATCGCCGGGCTTTTGGGTGGCGGAAAAGCCGGGCCGTCGCAAGCTGAGCAAGACCACAACCGGCAGATGAAAGCACTCAACCGCGGCTTTACGCGTGGTTGGCCAAGCTCAGAAACAGCACAGCGGCCCCACGCGCTTATGCACGCTGTTGGCGAAGAGCCGATGGTAAGTATCGCACCGGATTACGTTAATGGCGGGGTAAGTCGGCGGCCAGAAAGTGACTTGAGTGTAAGCCAGTCATTTCCTGGCGTCGACCGCGATATCGCCGCCAACAACGCCGACTACGACCGCCGCGCCGTTGCCGAGGGCCGCCCGACGTTAGAGCAAGCAGTAGAGAAGCATCGCGCACAGCTTGCACAACAGCGGCAGCTTCAAGGCGCTTACGGCGCAGAGCCGATGGGTCCGCAGTAATACGCTGCCCTCAAACACTGATACCTAAAGAAAAGCGGGGGCTGTAACAAGCTCTCGCTTTTTCTTTGCTATCAGCGGTATTCAAGCGCGTTTGGTAAACTGAGCCAAAGATATCAATGGCCCGTGGCAAGGATGCCCGTATGCCCCAGCCCGCTGAAGACCTCCACGCGCGCTTTCAACCCGACTACACGCCAGAGCAGCTTGAGAGCCTGGGCGTGTACGACGCGTTGTATCGTGGCGCGGCACCAAGGCTTGCGAGCCTGGGCGAGTGGAAGCCCGAATGGCTGAGCGAGCACGACCCCAAGGGCTGGGCGCAGTGGTACAAGCGCTACGCAGGCGGCCGCAGGCTTCCCGGCGAAGACGAGCGGCAGATCAAGCGCTGGCTGAGCTTGAAAGCGCGTCATGGCGGGCCGTTTGTTACGAAGCCCACGCCAAAACGCGGTTGGGCCTTGCGTAACTGGGCAGTGGATCCGGCCAAGCTGGTGCCCGATCAAGCGCAAGAGATCAACAGCATGCTCGAAGAACACCAGCGCAAAGCCATGCAGAAGTTCGTCCAGGAACGCGTCCAAGCCCCTGTGAAGGCCGCCGAGCTTGCGCCCGACGTCCAGCTGCAAGAGCACCAGCAGCGCGTCTCGGACCGTATTACAGACGAAGACCCGCGCCTGCTGCTCTATCACGGCTTGGGTACGGGCAAGTCGCTCTCGGCTATTGCTGCTGCTGAGGCGGCCAAGAAAGTCCACGGCGGCGAATACGGCGTCGTAGTCCCAGCCAGTCTCAAGCCGAACTTCCAGAAAGAAGTCAAGAAGTTCACGCGGAACTCGAACCCTGAGATCCTGAGCTACACGGGCCTGGCTCGCGGCAAAGACTTCCAGAACATGCCCGAAACGCTGGTCATGGACGAAGCCCAGCGCCTCAAGAACCCAGGCTCTGCGACTACTTCAGCCGCCCAGCGCATAGCGGCCCGGGCCAAGCGCCTGTTGCTGCTTTCGGGTACGCCGATCACCAACTCGCCCGGAGACTTGGCTAGTCCCGTGTCCATGCTTCGCAACGAGCCGATCTCGCCGAGTGAGTTCGAGAAGCAGTTCGTGGGCTACAAGAAGAAGTTTCCGGGGATCATTCCGGCGCTTCGGGGCGCGCAATGGGGCGACGTGCCGTACGTCAAGAACGAGGGCCAGCTGCGCAACATGCTGCAAGGCCACGTGGACTATCAGCCGGGCCAGACTCCTGACGGCGTGAACGTTAACGAAGAAACGATCAAAGTCCCGCTGTCGCCCGAACAGCAGCGTATCCAGAAAGCCGTACGAAGCGGCATTCCGCCCGGGTTTCTCTGGAAGCTTGACCAGGAGTTCCCGCTATCTCGTGAAGAACTGGGCAAACTCAACTCGTTCATGACGGGCCTGCGGCAAGTCTCGCTGTCGACGCAGCCGTTCCGGGCCGACAAGAACCCCCTCAAGGCGTTCGACCAGTCGAGCAAGCTGCAGGAAGCCATGAAGCGCCTGCGCGAAACACTGGACTCAGACCCGCGCCGCAAGGCCATCATCTACTCGAACTTCATCGATGCGGGCCTCAAACCCTACTCGGCTGCTCTGGAGCGCGAGAACATCCCCCATGGGGTCTTCCACGGAGGCATTCCCTTGGCCGCCCGGCAGCAGGCGCTCAATGACTACAACGCTGGCAAGCTTCGTGCGTTGCTTCTGGGCCCCGCGGCTGCTGAAGGTATATCGACCAAGGGCACAAGCTTGATTCAGCTCATGGACCCGTACTGGCACGAATCCCGCACGCAGCAAGCTCGTGGCCGTGGTCTGCGCTTTGACTCACACCAGGGCCTGCCAGAAGAACTCAAGAACGTCGCGGTTCAAAGATATCTATCGGGCAGCGAAGAGCCCGGTCTGCTGGGCAAGCTCATGGGCAAACGGCGGCAACGTACAGGAGACGAGGTCATGTCCCGCTTGGCTGACGAGAAAGAACAACTCAACGAGAAGTTCCGGCAGATCTTGCGTGACGTGGGCACTGACCGCGCACAAGAGCCGGAGAAAGCCGCGGCTGAACAACCCGCGCCTCCCCAGAAGAAAAAGAAGCCGGGCATGCCGTGGCTGAGTGCTGGCTTGGGTGGTGTCGGTGCGTTGGGTTACGGCTTGTCGCGGGGTTTGGCGTCAGACGAACAAGCGCAGCGCGTGCGAGACGCGGCCAAGAACTACGACCCGCAAGCATTTCTTACAGGGAAGTTTCCTGAAAACCAGACTGGCCTGACGTACTACCAGAAGACGCTCAGTCCAGCAGCGCAGCTCACACCTTTTGGCTCTGCGGTCGGTCCAATTTTGACCGCGATCCGCTCGCCTATTTCGCAGCTCAAGCCGCCTGGCGTAAGTACCGATACGTGGCAAAGCATCTTGACCAATGTGCCGGGTGCGCGCACGTTGCATGACACCGTGGCAGGCGCGCTGGCCGCCCAGCAGCAGAAAGTCGTACCTGCTGCGTACATGCTCAAGACACCCGCTGAACGCAATGGCGGCGGCGGGCTTGCTCATTACACCATGTTCTCAAACGGTCCCGTCGCAGCATATGCGCATCAAATCAAGGCGCGGTTGTCTGATCTTCCTGTGCCAGAGAGTATGGGCGTGCCCGCCAACACGCGATACAGCGACTGGATGGGTCGTAAATTTGAAGATTTTGTGGCGGCACGCACGGGTCAGCGCATTAATCCGTTCGAATTCACGACAAAGTTCATGCCGCACGAAGAGCAAGCCAAGCTTATGGAAGACTTCTACAAGTCTTTGCCTCCCGAGCAGCAGCAGTTCCGCCAGACAGCTGAAAACCCAGGCCCCGGCTATGCCGCGCAGACGAGCAACTATCTACCCAAAGCGACAGCGGCTTTGGCTCTGCGCGACAAGCTCAAACACATTGGCCTAGCAGCAGGTGGCGCTGGCGCTGGTGGTGCGCTGGGGCACTATCTCATGCGCAATCGCAAGGACAAGAACCCTTTGGGATACTGGGCAAGCGTGCTGGGTGGTACTGGTCTGGGCGGCGCGGCGGGTTATTACGGCGGCACAGCGCAAGGACAGCAGCAAATGTCGGGCTTGATTGACCAGCTGAAAGCCCTGGCTAATCGCGCTTGAAAACGGCGCAGCAAACGCTATCTTTGGGCGGCATTGGGTGTTCTATCCATTTCCGCTCACTGGGGGCTTTTGCTCATGCCAGACATTCTTGATGCTGTACCCGAGCGTCTCATCTCTTGCCTTGATCACGGGCACGTTCGGCTCGTCGACTGCATGCCCCGGCTATGCGAGTCCGGCCAGACAGCTGACGCTGCCATCGTCCAGGCGGCCCGGGTGAGCTACGGCGAAGGCACGAAGACGCTCACCGAAGACCGCGGCTTGATTAGATATCTATTGCGGCATGGGCACACCACGCCGCTTGAGATGGTCGAGTTCAAGTTCCACTGCAAGATGCCCATCTTCATCGCTCGCCAGTGGATCCGCCATCGCACGGCCAGCGTGAACGAGGTCTCAGGGCGCTACTCTGTCGTGAAAGACGAGTGCTACGTGCCCGAGCTGGAGAACATCCGCGCGCAGTCCACGGCGAACAAGCAGGGCGGCGCCGGTGTAATGCCGGAAGACAAGGCAACAGGCTTTCGGTACGACTGTATGTCGAACGCTGCAGAGACGTTTGAAGCATATGGGAATCACATTGACGCTGGCATCTCCCGCGAGCTGGCCCGGATCAACCTGCCGCTGAGCACCTACACCGAGTGGTACTGGAAGATTGACCTGCACAATCTCCTGCACTTCCTGGCGCTGCGTTGTGACAGCCACGCGCAATACGAGATCCGTGTGTTTGCCGAAGCCATGCTGCAGCTCATCACGCCGATCGTGCCGCTGACGATCGAAGCCTGGAACGACTATCACCCACTTCGGGGCGGCATGAAGCTGTCGCGGCTCGAAGTCGAAGCGCTGACCAAGCTGTTGGAAACGGCTGACCTGTACACCGATCCCGAGATCGAGTCTGACAACAAGCGCGAACGCGAAGAGTGGAAGCAGAAGCTCTTGCGGATTGAAAAGGGGATCGCTGGAGACACGCACTGATGCCAGCTTTCTACAACGGCCGCCAACTCGGGCAGGGCGAGTTTGCAATTGTGCTTGACGGCATCACGTACTTTGGAAGCGCGGTATCGTTTAACACAACGCAGGCGGCTGATGAGCCGCTCCGCGTAGATGTTAACGGCATAGTCACCAATCGTGAGGGCGCAATTGAGCTGAATCACGTTCCTCGCACTACTGTCCTTGATACTCCGCCTTTTCCTGCGGTGAACGCGCCGCCCGCGGTTGAGCTTGCTGCGGATCAATCGTTGTTTGAGCCCACCCCCGCGCTTGATTCGTTGCTGGTGTCCCACATTGGTCACTCTGACGCGCTGCCTGAGCGCGGCAACTTCAACACGCTGTATTGCGTGTTTGGCTACCCAATGGCGTTCATCTACCGAGAAAACGTAGTTGACGTCCCGGATAACCACGGCGTTACGGGGTATTTCCCGACAAACGTCGATGCGGCGGCGGTCGCCCGGCGATTCAGCGACGGCGCATTCATGCCGGTCGATTCAGGGGCAGGGTCAATTGTGCTGGACTCTTCCTGGGTGCAGTTTGCCTACAACCACAACACACTATTGCTCGCCCGCTGCGTTGCCCGGGCGCCCTTCGGCGTGGACGCGGCTTTTTTGCTGTCCAGCGGGCCTAGTGCCTTGTGGACAGATGGCCCGTGGTTTCATCGGCGCACGCTCTTCGACTTCGACCGTGCTGCTGTCGCCGTCGTCAATGACTTCACTCGTGTAAACATGCGTGAAGACAACTTTTTCCGGCGTATTTTTCCAACTGTGATCCAGTCGTTCCCCGCGAGCCCCATCGATCCGCCGCAGCCGCACGATGACGATGATGTCCCGGCGCCAGTTGCAGAGTCTGCTGCAGCATCCAATCGGCGGCGCTTGATTCTGGATTGATATCTTTCTCCCACTGAAGGCTACGCGTCATGCCCATTGTCGAGATCAATGAGAACGAGTGCGTGTACATGCGCGACGGCGTTGTGTGCCGCGGCAATATTGATTCCCACGTCGCAGCTGGTCACTGGATCAGCGCTAATCCTGTTAGGGCTTTGCCGCTTGTCACGTTGACCGTGGAAGTCAGCAATATGCAGGCGCCGCGTCGGACCACCGAGTTAGAGTACCAGCGCCAGCGTGTAGAGGAAGTTCAAAGGCTGGTGGCATCGGGGTTGGTGAGCGCTGATGCATTAGCCGCGAACAGGAATGGAGACATCTTTGCTCCGTCTGTTAGAACGGCGGCACAGAGCACTACAGCATTGCCAGCAGGCTGGGGGATATCAAACACGCCGCGGCAACAGGCTAATTCGTTCGAAGATGCTTGGGCAGTTGCATCGCGCGACGGCTCAAACGCGTCTATTGAGGCTGACAGGCCAGAACCCGCTGAGGTGTCGCTCCAGCCTGGTCAGAACGTCAGCGCGGCGGTGAATGAGATGCTGGCTGAGGCCAATGAAGACGCCTTAGCTGCTCTTCAAGATTCCTTGTCGCAGCCCGAAGCTAACAACGCAGCAACGGTAGGGTTAGGGCCAGCTGATTTTCGAGTTGGCGCGCTTGGCCGGGCGTGGCTTGTGTCCCACTTCGTTTCTGCCGCTGTTCGCCTAAGCACCGTAACGACGCCGCTAAATGTACTGAATATGTGCAACGATAACGTGCGACAGGCGCTGGAAGCATCGGCTAATTTAGTCCCGCAGATGTCCGAGCGTTGGCTGCGCGTGGCGGGGTATCGAAGCCGCGCCGATTTTCCGCCTGCCGAAACTGCCGCGGCCACCAATGACACGATCTATTTTGCACGCGACACGCGAACGCTGTATTGGTTTGGGCCAGCCGATGGTTTTTGGCGCGGCCTACCGATTTACGTTCCGTTTCAGCTTCGGGTGTACGAACGACCGACTACCCGCGCGTTCCGAATTCAGCACATTCCAGCGCGCGACGACTCGCCCGCAACAGCGCAACTTAATGATCGCGTTGATCGTGCGATGTCGCGGGTAGACTTCCTCGCCCTTCGCCGTCCCCCTGCTGATTTACAGGGCGTTGTGACTTTTGCGAGCAGGGCTGTCTTTACGCCGTATGCAGAGCTTAACAATGACGCACGTGATCGCTGGCTTCTTTTTGCTCGTGATACAGGCGCGTTGTACCGCCCGTGTCGTGTGACTGGCACGTATGAACAGATTGCGTCTGCTGGAATCGAGGCGGCGAGAGAACTGGACGCTTTTACGCTTCCGGCGGGCATGACGATTCCAACCCGCGCGGTGCAGGGCGACCCTGTGTCTGTGTTGCTGCCGCGAATTCCGCGCGGGCGCACGTGGCAAATTAATCACGTCGGAGACTTCGACAACACTGGCGGCATGGCGGAGCTGGCTTTTAACAGGCAGGTCGACGCGGTAATGGCGCCGGTGACAGAAGCCGAGCTACCCGAGAACTTCCGCGGCGTCGTGACGTATGCCCACAGAGACGATTTTCCAGTTCGCGAAACGCTGGCCGATGCCGACACGCGGCTGTTCTACTTTTCGCGGTCTGAGGGCGATTTGTATCGCGTGACGCCGTTCAGGTCAGGCTTTCAGTACACGCGTATTGCCTCGTCGGTGGCGCCTCCCACCGCGGCGAGCGTAACGTCGTCGGGCGGGTTGCAGATGGTCAGTTCCTGGGGGCACGTCCCCGGCTCTTGGGCCGACTCGCGGCCGATACTGGCTAACACTTGGCCCGGCGGCCGTGCCCCCTCTCCCCCGCCGCCGCAGCCAGTTCACACGCCGGTTCCCATCTCAGACGACCGGCCCCGGCGGCTAATGCTGAATGACTAGCCGCCAGGTATAATCAGGGCCCAGCGGCAAGGAAGTCGCTGTCTCCCGGAGAAAGAGCATGGCGGCTCGATACAAGCTCTACCGGGCGCTGGTGCAGGTGCTCAAAAAGCACGCCCCGCCTGCGTTCCCTATCTCGGTGACGCGGGTCCAGCTGCCCAAGCGGCTGGAAGGCCGGTGTTGGAAAGACGGCAAGTCGTTCCGCATCGAGATCGAGAAGAGTCTCGACGAGGCCCGGGCTATTGACGTGCTGCTCCATGAGTGGGCGCATGCGCGGGGCTGGAACCATCGGCTTGATACAGCCGAAGATGACGCCGCGTTCAACAAGCTGGCCCACGACGCTGCCTGGGGCGTGGCGTATGCCGAAGTCTATTGCGTGTACGAGCAGAAGTTCATTCCGGACTCTGCGCGTATCTAAGCGCGGCATATATGGCACGGAAGCCAAAAAACGACGCAGCGCGGCGCAAGAAGGTTCGGCGGCGGTGGCACGTCCGTAACCGAGCGCAGCTTCGAATCAAACGCAAGCAACGCGAAGCAGCGCTCCGCGAAGAGGTACGCAAACTAAAGAGCACCACGCCATGTGCTGACTGCGAAGAGACGTATCCGCATTACGTCATGGACTTTGACCATGTGCGCGGCAAGAAATCGCACAATGTCTCGACGATGATGCGTAAGCCCACGAATAAGATTTGGGACGAGATCGCTAAGTGCGAGTTAGTCTGCGCAAACTGCCACCGCGTTCGGACGTACCATCAGGCAGTCGCGCGGCAGAAAAAAGCGCAGCAAAAACGGCGCAAGCGATAGATATCTTTGGCCATTTGCGCAGTACAGCGTCTCTGTCTAGAATGCGCAACGTACAGTGTGATACCCCCTCGCAAGGAGCACATTCATGGCTGACGACAACACAGCGGAACCAGTTGAGCGCGAAGAAAAGCTCACAGGCAAACTGGACCAGTTGTTCCCGCAGCTGCCCAAGAACCTGGCGTTCAGCGGCGACGGCCAGCACATGTGGTTCTTGGACGCCAGCAGCAAGGCATTCGTCGGCCTCCACAACGACAACAACGGTACGTGGATCGATCTTCGTAGCGCCGCGGCGTCAAACTACCCTGAGATTGCCCTGTGCGTGCCCCGTGAAGGTGGCAAGGTAGTCCTGCAGGTTTCAGACGGCAAAGACTCGCCAATCCAGGTGGACGTGATGAAAGCTGCCTGGTTGCTGAAGCAGTTGCTGAACGCTGGCGCGGATGTTACAACCTGAACTTCTTGGCGGGGTGTGGAGCAGTCCGGTAGCTCGACGGGCTCATAACCCGTAGGTCGTGGGTTCGAATCCCACCGCCCCCACTACGCCGCTCACGGCTTTAGGACTGAGCATGCTCGGTTGGCCGTGAGCGGCGTTTTTTCTTGGAAGGTTGGCAGAGTGGGTTAATGCACCTGTTTTGAAAACAGACGAAGGGAAATACCCTTCCGGGGGTTCGAATCCCTCACCTTCCGCTTTCTTGGAGTGCAACATGGCTGCGGCTAAAAAAACCGTGCAGTTCTCATTGCCCGAGCTGCGTGACTTGCTTTCGCACGTCCGGGACAACCGCGACTCCGGCGTGTACTGGGGCAATCAAGAGCAGTTCTACGCCCGGCAGCAGCGCATCATCGAGAAACTCGAAGAAGCGTTGGGCGAAAAAGAAGTTGACGCCTGAATTGGAGAAAGCATGACAGCAGAATGGGAAGACCGCTCCGACCCTGAATTGATTGCTGCGCAAAGTGCTGTTGCTAAGTTGCTGGCTAAAAACGAAAACCGGCTTCAAGACCCGCAAACAGCGTACGGGCAGGAAGTGTGGTTATTTTGGTCACTGTTTATCGACGCGCTCAAACTGTTTGTTCGGTTGACAGGGCGCGAGCCGACGGTCGTGTACATGCCGCCCGCGATGTTTGAGATGGTCAAACGTTACAACCGCGAGGTGAACAAACGCGAGCACGAAGTAACGGAAATCATGGGCTGCATTGTATACACAGATGTTAGCGACCTTTGGTTTGATTGAGGACGCCGAATGCTGCCCAGCCTCTGCTACAACTGCCGTTCTGAACTTGTCGAGATCCGCGGCAAGCTGATTTGCTCGACGTGCCACATGATTATTGAAACGTGCTGCGAGGGCGGGCCTTGCAGCTATTCTCCCCAGGAAAGGACGAACGATGGGTTTCGACACGACGGACGATCTGGTTTGGCTGGTGACGGAATGGGCGGAAGCTCGCAAGATTGTGCCCAACAGCACGCCGATCGCGCAGCTCATGAAAACGATGAGCGAGCTGGGGGAACTGGCTGACGCGACGCTCAAGCGCGACGAGGAAGGCATCAAAGACGGGATCGGCGACGTGCTGGTCACGTTGATCGTCTACGCGCAGCTGCAGGGCCTGTCCGTGCGCGAATGCCTGGCGCACGCCTACGCTGTCATCAAGGACCGCAAGGGCACGCTGACGCCCGAGGGAATCTTCGTGAAGGAGGAGAACTGATGCTGCCGTTGATTGCGTCGGTGATCGAACAAACGGGCGTTTTTGAACGCTTGTTTGCTGCTATCGGTTTTGTTGCAACTGGCGCCGCTGTTTTGTTTGGTCTATTTCGGATCGCCTGTTTTGTGGAGCGCGTCAAATTCCTGGATGACTGCGTCGCTAGTCAAGACAAGAAACTGTGTGAGCTGCAAATCTCCGTCAGGCGACTCCACGCCGCCTTCGAGCGCGAAACTCTCGACCGCGACAAACCCGTGTGATAGATATCTTTGGAGGCTGCTGTGGGCGAATACAAAGTCGGCAAGCACGAGATTACCGTCAACCAGCGCACGTACTACGTGGCGGACCAGTTTTACTCGCCGCGCGCGCTCGCAGCCGAAACGCTGGTGCGCCAAGCGCCGCCTGCGCCAAAACCTGTTCCCGTGCCTGCTCCTGCAGTGCCGATAAACAATGGCCGCCGTCGTCTCATTCTTGAGGACTGAACCAATGGACGAAACGTTTTCTGAATTTGCGCTCAAAGGGCTTAGCGAGCTTTGGGCCGTGTTTTTTGCCTATGCGGCAGAAATGGTCACCGCGTACAAAAAGTCAGCGAAGTTGTCTGTGTTTTGCCGTGTGTGTGCGTTATTCAGCTGCGCGCAAACGCTTGCGTGGCTGCTGGCGTGTTTACCTCTGTTGATCGTCTGGTCCCTGCTAGGGCTCACGCTGGTGCTTATCGCGCAGACCTTTCCGTTTGTTGCGGCGGCGATGGTGCTGTGGATTGCCTACAACCTTGTGTGGTTTTTTTCGCCCCCGGCTGCGCCGCCGAAGCCGCCCATCTATCACCCGGTTATGGACCCGGTTATGGACCCGCGGCCAGTTCAAGCCGAAGCTGAAACGCCGTAACGGTTTTTAGTCCGCGCTCTGCCCCGTAACTGTTTTTACCGTTCCATAACTGTTTTTGCGCATGTGGCCAAACAAGCGGCCAAAAGCGCGCCCGCCCGATCGAAACGCCTTGCTGTAAAGGATTGCCGTGCCTGCATCTAAGCCACGTCGAAAAGCCGCAAAGAAAGCGGCCAAAAAAGCGGTCAAGAAAAAACGCAGCGCACAAGACCGGCTGGAAGAGCAGCTCGACGCCTTGACGGGATCGATTGTGCATTTGACCGAGCGCGTCGCCGCCCTTGAGGCCAGGCTCAGCCGCATGGTCGTGCCCGCGCCTGTGCAGCCAATGCCGTCAACCCCGTGGCCGCCGCTGCCGCCGCTGCCGTTGCCAAAGTGGCCGCCAAGGACCGGCAAGACAACCCGTTCATGGAAAAACACACAAGACGCCGATTCCGCGCGTAACTCAAGGAGCTAAACATGACCGCACCAACCGCCCGTTTCATTCTCAACGTCGAGCAGCGCGTCTACGTGGAAAAGCCTTGGGGCCACGAAGACTGGATCTACAACGGCCGATACTGCGGCAAGAAACTGCACGTTAACAAGGGCAAAGAGAGCAGTTTCCAGTACTACAAGGTCAAGGACGCGGTGATGCACGTGGAGTCTGGTAAAATCCAGCTGACGTACGGCTGGGACGAGGATATCTCCCACGCGGCAACGATCACGCTCACGCCCGACATGGCTTTCCACATTCCGCCTGGCATGTGGCACAAGTTTGCTGGCATCGAGCAGTCTGTCATCACCGAGTTCAGCACGCACCACAACGACAAAGACGCCGTGTGCGCTGGACAGCAGAATGGCACGGAGAATGACGATGAAGAAGACGGCACGGAAGCAGCTTCGGATTCACGGAAGTCCTGAGCGCGCGTTTGGCGCGCAGCTGGCGTTTGCACTGCACAAGCGCGCCTTCTCGAACGACGAGAAGAGCTTCTCGCCAGCAGGTTCGGCCAAACCCGCCGTGTCGCCCAGTTCAGCGACCGGCGGGCAACCGCAGCCGCCAAAGCCTCCGGCGCCCATCAAGGCGCCCGCGCTTCCTGCGCAGCCCAAGCCGCCCGGGCCGTCGCTCTGGGGCGATATGACGGCCAACGGCAAGCGCGTTGGTCTTGGCGTGCTGGGCTCTGTGTCCGGCCTTGGCGCAACGGGCGGGCTGGGTTTGATGAGCGGGGCAAACAAAGCCTGGAACGCCGTCACGCCGAAACCGTTGAATACGTCGCAAGGCTGGACGCAGGGCCTCAACCAGGTTTATGACCAGACGGCCAACTTTGCCGAGAACTCGATCAAAGACGTCGTGGGCGGCCTGACTGGTGACACGGACTACCACACCAGCCGCATGCAGAACTCGCTTGAACAAGGCTGGAACGACCCGAGCGTAGATCCCACGAGCCGCGCGATTGCGCAGACCGCTGCGGGCGTGGGCGAGAACGCGTGGACGGGCGCCACGTCGTTGTACGGCGGTAACGCCGTATTGAACGCCGCGAGCCGGTTGCCTGGCGTCGCCGCTGGTGGGCAGCTGCTCGCTAAAACGCCCGGCTTTGATCCTGTGATGCGTGCGACGTCTTACATTACTGGCACGCCCATGGCGTCGAATTTGAATCAAGCTGGCATGCTGGCCAGCCAGATGGGCCAAGCCACGGTTGGTGCGGGCGCCACGGCGTATGACGGCCTGAATGCGGCGCACGGCATCGAGAGTAATTACGCCGGAATGGTGCCGATGTTTGCGGCGCAGCAGGGCCTGTCGAACGTAATCGGCGAAGACGCCGCCAACGTCGTGAACAGCTACGCGGGCGGGCGGTTCATGCAGGGCATGACGCCAGGCCAGATTGCTGTACAGACAGGTCTTCCTGCGGCTGTTGAAGTTGGCACGCGGCTGCAAAGCCAACCGCAGCCGGAGCAGCCTGCGCCATCGGGCGATCCGTCCATCCTGGGCGATACAACGCCGCCAAGCGAACCAGTCGCGCCTCCGCCGCCAGAGCAAACCGCGGCGGTCCAGACCAGCATGGCAGCCGCAGCGCAGCCAGACGCGCCGCCAGAAGCCAAACAGCAAGCGCAGTCGGACTTTCAATCGTTCATGCAGCAGCAAGCTGACAGCAATCCGCAATTCAAGAACGGCGCGGCGGATCTTGTGTCAGGCGACCCGGCCCGGCAGAACTCTCAAACCGCACAAGCGTTCCGGCAACACCTGCAAACAGTCGGCAACGACGTGCAAGACGCGGAACTGCAACGTTTGTACGCTGCCAACCCGAATCCCACGCCGCAGCAAGCGGGCGGTTTTGCGGCACAAGCCCAAGACGCCTGGAACAACCTTGGTCCGCATGGCCAAATGATGGTGGGCTTGGGAGCGCCGCTTGCGTTGGCCGGTATGGCGATGTCGATGTTTGGAGACGAAGACGGCGGCATTCTGCCCATGCTGATGAGCATTCTCGGACTTGGCATGGCTGGCTTAGGCGCAGCTGGTAGTGGCGTGATGGGTGACGGCGCGCAGCAGATGGTCGGTGGCGGCATTCGCAACTTTGCCAACATGATGGGCGCGAAGATTCCCGAGGGCAACCAAGACCTGTCTGCGTTGCTCAAAGGCCCAGATGCCGCGGTGAGCAGCGCTGGTGGCGGATGGCGCGGCGCCTTAGATATCAAAGGCAAGTTGCAGAAAGCCGAGCAGCTCAAGCAGCTTACCAGCATGCCGAGCTACTTGGCCATACCGTTGATGCGCAATCTGGATCCCGAGCACATCAAGACGCCGCAGGACGCTCAAGCCGCCTATGCAAACGCGATGGCGCTGCGTCAACAGCTTGATAATCCCGAAAGTTCACTCGCAAAATCGCTTGCTACAGCGCAAACCATCGACCAGGGAATTAACAAAGCACAAGACGTTGCAACGGGCTGGTGGAATAAGGCAAAATCAACATTCGGAGGCTGATGCTCGTTAAGCCGTCGCAAGGAGGTGACGATGTACGAAGTTGCCTATGTCGCGCTGGCCTGGCTGGCGTCGGACCTTGTGACGGGATTTGTGCACTGGGTAGAAGACCGATACGGAAATCCCGCGTGGCCGATCGTTGGCAAGCACGTCATTGCGCCAAACATCCGGCATCATGCAGACCCGCGGGCGTTTCTTGTCGGCGGTTTCTTTGAGCGGAACTGGACGACATTGGTGCCAGCACTGACGATTGCTGCTGGATTTGCCTGTGTTGGCTGGTACTGGTTCGCTCTGGTGGCGGGGTTTTCGGCGTTTGCGAACGAAGTGCACGCGTGGAGTCACCAGAAGTGCAGCCGCGGTATCCGTGGTTTGCAGCTGCTGGGGCTGCTGTGTTCTCAGGAAGACCACGCGCGGCACCATGAACGCCCGTTTGACTGCTATTACTGCGTCATGACGGGCTATCTGAATCCAGTTCTGTCCTTCATTCGGTTTTGGCCTGGCCTGGAGATGTTGCTCGGCTATCCGACTGGCATCTGGCCGCGCAAAGAAAGAGAGCACGCATGAGCACGAACTTTCGCGATATCTACACGCAGTGGGCGCAGAAGCAGGCAACGCTGGCCTTCGTTATGAAATCCGCGCGCTGTTGGGCGGGCTACGAGCCGGTTCCGGGCAAAGCGCCCTACAGCGAAGACTCGTGCCGCCCCAAGGGCAGCAAGAAGAAGAAAGCGCCGAGCGAGAAGAAGAGCGCTGAAGGCTGCTGTGGTCCGGCGAGCGTGCCTGAACACACGTCGCAGGAGCCGACCAAGCAGATCACGCCCAAGCCTGCGGTGATCAGTCACAGCAAGCAGGTGCTGACCAGCGACCCGGCGCGTTTTGGCGCGTCGATCAAAGAAGCCATTGCGGGCGAGGGCAAAGGCGAGGAAAAGTACGAGCCGAAAGGTCCGAAGGCCCGCCTTGGCCAAAGCGTGTTCACGCACGTCGAGAAGAAAGACAAGGAAGAGCTGGATGGCGTGAAGCCGTCCCACGAGACATCGAAGCACATCAGCGTGACGCGCGAAGAGCCCGAGGAAGAAGAAGACCTGCGGGCTGAGGAGGTGTTTCCGGACACACGGGCCTATACAGACTGACAACATGGATAGATATCTTTGTGGCTGACCTCCGGAAAGGACTCCGAGTGTTATGCGAAAAACAACGCGTTCGGCAGGAAAGAAATCATCCGAAAAAGCTGCGCGCCGCCAAGTGCGCCAAGAAACGAAAGAACAGCAGGTTCGTCAGCCTTTAGAGATCGAGTGGCGCACGAAAGCGCAGGCGCAGGCCTGGGACTTGGTCGTAAACAACGACCTCACGTTTTTGCTCGGCAGCGCAGGTTCTGGCAAGACGTTTGTTGCCATGGCCTACGCGATCAACGCTGTTCTCACGGGCCAGGCTGAACATATCGTCCTGACGCGGCCAATTGTGGACGCTGGTGAGAAGATGGGTTACTTGCCGGGCGGCGTCAACGACAAGGTCGACCCGTACATGCGCCCGCTGTACGACGCCATGGACAAGCTGCTCGGCAAGTTTTCTCCCAAGCGCGAGATAGTCAACAAGGCGGTGATTCTTGCGCCGCTGTGTCACATGCGCGGTCGGACGTTCGACAACGCCGTGTGTGTGTTTGACGAAGCGCAGAACGCGACGTACACGCAGTTCAAGCTGTTTTTGACGCGGCTGGGCAACAACAGCCGGTACATCGTCACTGGCGACCCAGACCAGAACGACTTGCCGGTTTCTCCTGCGCCGATCCGCGAAGTCGTCCGGAAGCTTGAAAACAAACCGCGTATTGGCGCGTTCAAGTTCCGTGACAGTGACTGCGTGCGTCATCCGCTTGTGATGACAATTTTGACGCACCTCTGAGTTCCTTGACGGCTATACGCATATCGCTAAACTCTCCTTACCGTAGAAATAGGTCTGCGGTCAAAGGACTGAATCTGTGAGCCCGCTTGAACTTGTGCAGTTGTTCGAAACAAAACTCAGCCTGATTGAGTTTCATGCCGCAGTTGCTTCTGCCACGCTCAGAATGGTCACGTCGAAGGCGCAGAAACTGAATTACGCCAAGTCGGACAGACGCCGGTCGTTTATGACTCGGCTTGAAGAAGAAACAGCGGGCTGCGTTGCCGAGATGGCGTGGCATAAGCTGCTCAACCTGTTTTTCGTGCCCGCTATCAACACGTTTCACATCACGCCGGATTCGCTCGACGACATCGAGATTCGCGCTACAACAACGTCGACAAACCGGCTCATTGTTCGCGACGACGATCATCGCGAACGCCGATTTGTGTTCGCAATCACAGATGGCGAGTCTGTGCGTTTCGTCGGTTGGTGCTACGGCTACGAAGCGATGAAGCCGCAATGGCTGGACAATCCGAACGACCAGCGCGAGAGTTGGTTTGTTCCTCAAGATGCGTTGCGGTCAATGGACACGTTGACGCTCGACCTGCTGGAAGAAGCCGTTTAACTACGTACATGGCCGTATTACGGGAGAGTCGCATGGAAAGCGGCCTGCTGTTGCGTGTCCTAACCGCGCGACCGGGTTTGTACCTGCGGAGTCAGCGGGGGCTGGCTTGCACCTCATCAGACAGCCGAGGTGCCGGGATGCGCGCGGAGATTGATATCTTTGCGCGCTTAACGCTGGTTGCTGGGTTTTCCACGGTTGTCTGAGCCTTCCTTCGCCCTTACGCAACACGAGCACAAGCAGGAACACGAGCGGTCCTGCTGCCAGCGCCTAGCCCGCCCGATTCACCTTAACCAAGAGGCTGTATGAACCGCACGGACGCCATTCACACGTTGGCCCGCGACCTGCAGAACGAGTACAGCCATCTGTTGTTCTACACGCGGCAGGCCAGCATTGTCGGGGGCATGCACGCCGCTGAGTACCGCGAGTTCTTCGAAAAGGCCGCGGCCAGCGAGCTGCTGCACGTGCTGGCGTTTCAGGACCGTATTCTCGGCCTGGCGCCCGAAATTCGGCTGGGCGACCATCCTCTGGCCGTCGATCTGCCGCGTTATGCTGCACTGCGCGGATTGACGCCGTTCTTTCATCCTCACGAGGCGCTGGACCACGCGATTCAGCTTGAGACCGACGTCGCGCGGAACTACACGCACACGATCCGGTCGCTGGACACCACGAGCTACGACGCGTTTCCCGAGGCGACGTACCTCAAGATCTTCTACGAAGAGCAGCTCAAGGACTCGTACGAAGACTGCGAGCGCATGCGCCGCCTGCGGGCGAATTTCTGGGAGCAGCCGTGCAATCGCAGCTGGCGGGACTGGACGCTGAAGTCTGCTGACGAATGACCAAAACTCAAACTCACGGAAAGCTATATGTCGCAGTATAATCTCGCGCATTTGACGCTCGGCAATGACTACGTGCAGGCCGCAATTCAAGACGATGAGGCGTTGCTGCTGTTTGCGGCGATAAAGTGCATGCGGTTGCGCACGGTCTTGGAGGTTGGCGCGTTGCACGGCTACTCCGCGCAGAACTTTCTAGCTGCCGTCGGCCCCAAGGGTAAAGTGATCAGCGTAGACATCAACGCAGTCACGCCGCTCGATGTGAATCACACAACGATTCAAAGCCCTATACAAGACGTCGACCCCGCGTTGTTGCCCGTGCTTGACCTTGTGTTCTTTGATGCGCATGTCTACGACGAACAGCTTGCTTTTTTTAAGCGGGCGCGAGAACAAGGCAAGATTACGCCCAAAACGATCATCGCTCTTCACGACACGGGTCTTTTTCCTGGGCCTGTTGTTCCCGGCTGCAAACAAGTTACCGGCGGCTGGATGCACGAAGCAGTCGAACGCCGCATGGTGAACTATCTTGTAGAGGCTGGCTATCACGCGTTTTGTGCAAACGACGACGGAGGATCTCCGCCGCGGAAGGGCATTACGCTCATGCAGCAATTTGCTCGCTTTGAAACGTAATTAGCGCGAGCTGACAAATTTGCTGCGACCTGTTTCGTGCACACAAAAAGTTTTGAAGCAGCCGTACAACCGCAAACGGCGGAACCGGTCCATGTGGAGTTGGCGACGAATGACAAAGGAGCTTTTGTGGCACACGTCTACACCTGCGGCACGTTCGACCTGTTTCATCCAGGGCACATTTCGTTTTTGAAGCGCTGCTCTCGGCTGGCGGGCGCTGGCGGCACGCTTACGGTTGGTTTGAACACCGACCAGTTCGTGTTTTGGTACAAAAAGCAGCGGCCGGTTATGCGGTTTGATGAGCGTTGGGAAATGCTCAAAGAATGCCAGTACGTCACCAAAGTCATTCGCAACGTGGCCGGTGCGGATCTTCGGCCGTCTATCGCGGCGTGCAGTCCGCGCATAGATACCATAGCGGTCGGCTCAGACTGGGCGTGCAAGGATTACTTCGCCCAGACTGGCCTGAGTGACACGTGGCTCGACGGCAACAACATCTTGCTGGTGTACCTGCCCTACACGCAAGGCATCTCGACCAGCACGTTGCGCGAGCGAATCCTGGCCGACGAAGCGGAGTAAATCGCGTGAAGAAACATGTTGCGTTGCACATCACGGGCTTTTTGCGGAACTACCAGTTCTTTGCGCGCAGTGAGTTCTACAAGCGGCTCACCAGCGAGTTTGACTGTGACGCGTTTCTTACTGTGTGGGCGGAAGATGGCTACGGCAGCAACGCGACGTTCACGTACACGAACAACTTGCTGTCACCGAGCGACATTCACGCAGAGTTCGGAAGGCCGCTCGTGTGGCTCTGTCAGCGGGGGTTTTCCGCGCACAAGCCTCGATTCGACTACGTTCCCGCACAAAAGCTCTTGGCGTTAGAGCCACATGTGCTGGAGAAATACCGGTCGAAGTTCTTCTGCGTGAAGCACATGCCAGTGCACCACTACGACGTGCACTTTCACACCCGGCCGGACGTCGTATGGACCCCGGAGCTGGTCGAAGAGTGTTTTACGGCACTGGCCGAGTTTGACGCTGATACCTCGCCGTTGTTCACCAGTACTGACTTGTATCACCGCGAAGGCTGTTTTGGCGACACGTTCCAGATCGGCTCCGAGGCGCACATGTCGTGGCTGAAAGGCTTCCACGACAAGCTGTACGACCAGGCGTATTTGGCGCTGGACATTCCGACGGTGCCAGAGCGCATTCTGGAACACTATGCGAACGAAGCTGGTATTGCGCGTAAACAACTCCCCGGCACAATTGAGCTGAACAGGGCCGTATGGAGTCACCACGAAAAAAAACGCCGTGACGGAGAAAACATGCAATACGATATTGCCTATTTTTTGCCAGTGACGTTCACCGGCAAATACATCGAACGTTTGCGCGCATTTCGCAAATACGGGCTGCTTAATCGACAAAACGTTGCGCTGAAAGTGTATCTACTGTGCGGTCAGGAACCTGTGCCCGCAGAGTTTGCGCCAGATACTTGGCCGTACCCTGTTGAGTTTGTTTCGACGTCTTTTAACTGGGGCGGCATTAAAAATTACGCGTTTGGGCAATACGTCACGCCAGAAATAGCGGCCAGTGCGCGATGGTGGTACAAGATCGATGATGACTCTGTAAACGATGTAGCTGGCACCGTGCAGCGGCTTGATGCGGATTACGACTGGACGCAGCCGTTGTATATTTGTGGCGACTACGGCGCGGGACTTGCTCCGTTATTCGTAAACGCAATCGTGCGCTCAGCTCACAGTCAGCGCATATTGATGGAAAACCAGCGCGACAAACCGATCCTGCACCACGAACGTGAGTCGTCGTTTTTGTCTGGGCCGTGCATGCGAAAAATTGTGGAAGACAGCGAGTGCCAGCGACTTTTTCAGTATCTGTGTCAACCTGCAAATGATCACCCGGATTGTTTTGGGGATCAGGGTTGGGCGCTCGCGGCGCGTTTTGTACGCGTGCACCAAGTAGATTGCTTGTTTACGACTCAGTGGCCAATTGTGTCGAATTTTAGTTTGTTTGGCGGGCGGTTTACGCACATTCACTTTGTTCACCCTGAGTGCGCACAGTGGCCGTTGTTTTTAGAAATGCTTGACCAGCACAACGTACCGACGGAGTGAGTAACGTGTTGCCTGTGACTGCGCTTCAACAGGTTGTCGTCATTCCCGATGACGCTTTCACCCCATACACCGTGCCAAACAATCCGCGGCGGCACAAGTATTTTGAGCTTTACCCAGACCGCGAATACGTTGCGCAGTTGATCATCGCCCCGCATCATCATGAAGCGTGGTTAAATGTCCATCTGTTCAAGCTCGCGTTGTTTTGTCGCGCGCACGCCATCAAACTCGTCTCTATCGGCCACGAGAATCAGCTGCCGTTTTTTGGCATGTTCTCAGACGCAGTGATTCTGCAAGAAGGCCCGCTTGACGATATGTTTGGCTGGTTCTCGGCTTTTTCAACAGACATTACTGGCTTCAACATGTTGAGCGGCTGGGCGGACATCTACAAACACGATGAAACGAGCTGGGACGACTTACCAACCGTGATGTTGAGCGGCGAAATTCAAAAGGCAGCTAAATCTGCGTGGCGCGCCATTTACGCGCACTACAAGGCAGAGCACGTGATTGGCGTGTTTAGCGATTGCAATATTTTTGTCACGCAGAGCGCGCGAAACGCGTTCAGCGGGTTAGATGCCGCAGGCGAGTTGCCGCGCAACGCACTTTGGTGCGAAATCAAAGCGCGTTTCGGCAAGGCAAATTCGCGACTCAAGAATCTGAATGTAGCGGGCGTGCCGCTTGTTGGGCTCAACAAGAACATGCAAAAAGAACTGGTGCGTGCGCACGGCTCTGCTTTTATGACAGTGCAGCTTCTGTCATCGCTGTACAACGATTGTCGTATGGTTTTGGGCGCAGGCAGTTCACATGTGTTTGCCGTAGCGCCAGCTAACATCGCAATGGCGTTAGCGCCTGCTGACCGCTTTTACACAGCAGAAACCGAACACATTGTTCGAAAGTTCAATCTGCACCGATACGGCACAGTGCCGTACGTGGAGGAAGCAACTTTAACGTGGATGTGCACAGAAGATGCGCGGCAGTACTCGCCCGCCGCTGATGACGAGCAGATTGCACACTGGCAGCTCGATTATTTTCTGACTGAGCCCGCTATGCGCGCATATCTTGATTGCGCTATGGCTATTCCGCCGCGAAAAAATGTCGTCGAGTTGAGCTGGGCCGAATACAAGACGCAGCGAGAACTATTTGCGGTTACAACCAAAAACCGCTTCCGTTTTCAAAGAGATGGCGGGCAACATCTGTGCGATTTGACGCTGAATCCAGACGGCACATTGACGCCTAAATCCGACAACGAGACGTATTGGAATCTCGTCGGCACCCAGCTCGCGCTCAAAACGCATTTGGGCCAGGCAAGTACGGTCTTGCGTCCAACTCAACAGCGCGGCAAACTAAGCGGGCCGTTTATCTACAACCAGACCATCACGCACGAGCTTGAACAGATCTAACAATCGCGTCATGTCTGAAAAGCCCCGCAAAATCATCTTTCGTAATTTTCAGAGCCCGGGCGACCTTGTGATGCTGCTTTACGGCATCACGAGCTTGCATGCGTCACATCCCGGCAAGTATCTCACTGACGTTGTCTGCGGGGTCAAAGATATCTTTGTCGGCAACCCGCTGATTACGCCGCTCGACCCGATGGCGCTTGACGTCACGCTGCTTGAAGCCGACTACCCGTCTATTCATCGCAGCAACACGCACCCGGTGCGGTTCGTGGAGTCTTTTGGCGAGGAGATGGCCAAAAAACTGGGCGTACAGATCACGCCAACGCGTTTTCACAGTGTGGTCTACATTACACCCGAAGAGCAAAGCTGGTATTCAGCTGTGCGGGAGATCATAGGCAAAGACGTTCCGTACTGGGTGTTGAACGCCGGACACAAGCACGACTACACAGCCAAGGCATGGTCGTTCGCGCGCTATCAAGAACTCGTCGCGCGGTTTCCGAACGTCTGGTTTGTTCAGGTTGGCGCAAAAGAACACGAACACCCGCTGCTTGAAGGTCCAAACTTGATCAACATGATTGGCAAGACGGATATCAGGCAGCTCATTCGGTTGGTCTACCATTCGTTTGGCGTGATATCCGGCGTCAGCTTTCCGATGCACTTGGCGTACGCCGTGCCGGTGCATCCGAGGTTCAGACGCGCCAGCCGCGCCAATATCACGATCGCAGGGGGCCGCGAACCCGCGCACTGGGAAGAGGGGCCGAATCATCAGTATCTGCACACCTGTGGCATGCTTCCGTGCTGTGACATGGGCGGCTGTTGGAAAAGTCGCGTAGTGCCCCTAGGCGATGAAGACGACAAAGACAAGAATCTGTGTATGCGTCCGGTCGTTTTGGAGAACGGTCAGTGGATCGGCGAGTGCATGGCGCTCATTACGGTCGATGACGTGGCGAAGCTGATTGAACGGTACATGGCCTGCCTGGATTACGCACCCAAGTTTTGAAGGAGCATAGATGTTTGACGGCGAACCCAAAAAAGGCTTCAAGTATGCTAATGACCGGCTGTATTTGACAGAAGCCGTTGAGGCCGCGGCAAAACTGTCGCACGACCCAAGAACGCAGAACGGCGCCATACTTGTCGGATATCCACTCGACATCCGGTACTTGCCTGTCGTAATCGCCGCGGCCAACTGCTTTCCGCCTGGCATAGCAGTCACACCTGAACGGTTAGATCCGGCGGTCAAGCTCAAATACATGGAGCACGCCGAGCGTAATGCTATCTATACCGCTGCAAAATTCGGCCAGTCAACAGAAAACGCCACGATGTACTGCCCGTGGTTTGCCTGCGTAGATTGCGCGCGGGCTATCATTTGCTCCGGCATTAAGCGCGTGGTTGGTTTGCAGAAGCCGCGCGCCATTACGCCAGAGCGCTGGCGCGCTACGATTGCAGAAGCCGACGAATTGCTCAAAGAAGCCGGGATTCAGGTCGATCTTTTGGATGTCGAAGTCGGCGTCGAGATTTTGTTCAACGGCGAAAAGGTGACGCTGTGACGCCATTTCGCCCCACAAACATCGCGTTGGACTTCGATCGCACGTTTACGAGTGACATTCCGTTTTGGCGGACGTTCGTGCTGCACGCCATCGAACGCGGGCACAAGGTCTACTGCATCACCGCGCGCCACGAGAACGAAACCAACTGCAAGCAGGTCGAAGAGCTGTTTGGCCCGACTGTGTTTCCGCGGCTGGCTGGGGTGATTTACACCCATCACCAGTCGAAGCGCGCGATTGCGCAGTTCTGGGACGTTCGCATCGACATCTGGATTGACGACATGCCCGAGGGTGTCGGCAAGCAGTCTAAGCGCGACTTTCAGACGCACGAAATGCAGCACAAGGTTTATGAAGAGCTGCCCGTATTTCAGCCCGACGTTGTGTGTCCGACGGAAGTCTGGAAACCGGCGCAGTAGCTATCAACGCACTGCGGGCGGAGCAAATTTTCATGAGACAAACTGCGCAAATAAAAATCGTCATCAACTCAAACGTGCACTATAAAAAACAACTTGCTACGTTAATCAGCAGCATGATAGCCGTTGGGTTTTGTCGGTTTGACGCGCTCGTTGTTGTAATCTCGCAGTCTTGTGCGGACGAGCCCCCGCGCAAAATGTCGCTGCAAGAAATTTTACCGGCGGCCCCTGACGTTGAAATCTGTGTCATCAAAATGATGATGAACAGTTTTGACTACGCGGGGTATCACGCGCTGCACCTCTACAAAAATGACCCGTTGGTTGTAGCACCCGCGTACCTGTATCTCATGGACACCTGTACTGTTACGCCAGAGTTCAACAATGCGTATGCAACGTTGCGCGTTGAAAAAAACGCGGTGCATACTTGCCCGCCGCCGCACTCAAACATTTGCGCGTTTGATGCCGCTGTCGTGACAAATTACGGCGACAATTTTTGTACGCCACTCACAAAAAACGAGGCCGTATCAGTCGAGTTTGAACAGTCGGTGTTCAAAAACGGCAAAGAGATTGCAGGTATTTTGAACTTCGGCCGGTTTGTAAACAACGGCGCGCGTATTGGCATGAATAACGTTGACATTTATGACACGGGTCATTTACGTCATCGCGTGCGTTATCCGCAATTTGGTGTGGACAAATGGATATTTATGTTTAAAACCGGGGACATTACAGGTGCGGTCGTGGATTTAGATATGGCGGCGCACGCTAAACTGTTTTCCGAACATTGATTCATACTGAATAGGTAGTCATCGTCATGGACGACGTTCTCATTGTGGGCAGCGGCATGTTCGGCGCTGTCTTTGCTCGGCAGTGCCTCGACGCTGGCAAGTCTGTGCGCGTGCTGGAGCGCCGCGATCACGTTGCCGGAAACTGCTACACCAAAAACGTCGACGGCATCGAGCAGCACGTCTACGGGCCGCACATCTTTCACACGAACAGCCCGAAGATCTGGGACTACGTGCAGCAGTTTGGTCGGTTCAACAGCTTCGTGAACAGGCCCAAGGTCAACTACCACAGCAAGCTGTATTCGTTCCCGATCAATCTGTTTACGCTCTACCAGCTGTGGAACGTCTCGACGCCGGAAGAAGCTCGCGAGGCCCTGGACAAAGTTCGCGTGCCGATCGCGGAGCCAAAAAACCTGGAAGAGTGGGCACTGTCTCAGGTCGGTGAAGAGCTGTATCAGACGTTCATCTACGGCTACACCAAGAAGCAGTGGATGCGCGAGCCCCGTGAGCTGCCAGCGTCGATCATCAAGCGGCTGCCCATCCGGCTGAACTTCGACGACAACTACTTCACGGATCGGTACCAGGGCATTCCGGAAGCGGGCTACACCGCGCTGCTCGGCAACATGCTTGTCGGCGCGCGTATCGAGTTGGGCGTGGACTACCTTTTCGCGCGGGATTACTGGGACGCACAGGCTAAGACCGTCGTGTTTACCGGCTGCCTCGATGAATTTTACGGCTATCGATACGGCCATCTCGACTACCGAACGCTGCGTTTTGAGACAGTGCGTGAAAACATCGTGGATTATCAGGGCAACGCGGTCATCAACTACACCGGCCGTGAACCCTACACCCGCGTCGTTGAACACAAGCATTTCTCGGGCGCGCAGACGCCGCACACGCTTGTCACGCGGGAATATCCTGAAGTGTGGCAGCCCGGTAGCGTGCCGTACTACCCCGTTAATGATGACAAAAACAGCGCGCTTTATGCGCGGTATGCCGCCGTTGCCCGCCAAGAAACAAAATACATTTTTGGTGGAAGACTGGCCGAGTTTAGATACTATGACATGCACCAGGTGATCGGCAGCGCGCTGGCGTCGGCGGCGCATTTTCTCGGAGCTGAATGATGGTCACGTATGATTCAAGCAAGCTGTACGTTTGCGTGACGTACACACCGGAGTTCCAGTCGCTTCTCGACAATCTTTGCACATCGCTGACGCACCCTAACATTGAGGTGCACGTCAATCAGGCTGTCTTGCAGTTGCGATATGACGGCTTTCGCAGCCGTGGGTGGTTTGAGTGTCTAAAGCTCAAGCTGCAGTTTTTTTACGACTTCTTCTCGCAGCTGCCGGACGGCGCCGTGGTGTGTTCGATCGACGCCGACATCCAGTTTTTTCGGCCTGAGCGGTTGTACGAACTGAAGCAGCAGCTCGATCGTTCAACGCTGGAGTGCTACGGACAGGCAGAGTATCAAGAACGATGGATCGACCGGCCGAATACTGGTGTAGCCAACGGCGGGTTCTTCATGTTCAAGAAAAACGCCCGCGTGCTGGAGTGGCTGCAAGCAGTTTTGGCGCAAAACTTCAACCGGCGCTTTTTGGGCGACCAAGAATACCTGAACCACTTCATGCGGCAGAAGCGCGTGCAGTATCAGTTGCTTCCGCCGCAAGAGTTTTTGCACGGCGGGCCGGTTGTGGCCAATAATCTCGACTTTATTGATCACAAGCGGGTCGTGATGCACCACGCCACCTATACAAAAACTGTCGAGGAGAAGCAGGCGCAGATGACAAAGCTGCGCGCGATCTGCGGATTTACGCCCGTAAACTGGGCTGACATGCAGAACACAAACCCGCATGTCGTTTTTTACGGCGACGGGCAGCCTGCTGCCACTTACGCCCCTGACAAGCGTTACGCCCTTGTGCTGGCGCGATGCACAGAAGACGTGGCATGGGCCGCGCGGTGGCAAGAAACGCTCGACATATTTGTGTACAGCAAATGTGGCGCGCCCGCGCTGGCATTCGATGCAAATTGGTTGACGTTGCCCAACGTTGGTCGCGAGGCGCACACATACCTGTCGCACATCATCGACCATTATGACAACCTGCACGAGGTCACCATTTTTCTGCAAGGAAGAATTGATGACGCGCACGCGTACCCAGCGTCGCAGCTCATGAAGTACATCGATCCCGCCAAGAAAAACGGCTTCAGTGCGTCGCATCTGATGCTGGTTAAGCCGTCACACTGGAACAATATCAATTTTTTGGCAATACCAAAGTACGCGCCAAAAGTGCGGTCTGGCGAGTTACGTATTAACGCGGCTGGCTTGTTAGCTTTTGCGAACCAGCATTTTGGCAAGCTGCCGGTGTTGGCCGTGAGCAGCTACACCGGTTGTTTTGCCGCTAGCCGCGAAGCCATCCTGAAGTATCCAAAGTCGTTCTACGTGCAGCTACGGGATATCTTGAGTGACCATCCTAATTCTGAGGAGGGTCACTTTATGGAGCGGCTGTGGGCGCACATGTTCAGTGGCACCGCGTACGTGCCGGAACTGCTAGGCATTCCCGAGAACAAACGCGACAAGTTTGTCTACTGACATGCCAATCGACTTTCAACACGTTCCGGCGTTTTGCATCAATCTCGTCGCGCGGCCAACCCGCTGGGCTCAAACGGAAGCTGAGTTTCAACGGGTACAGTGGCCGATCACGCGCTGGCCTGCCGTCTGGTACGCAAACTCTCCATCCGCAAACGTTGTCAAAGAGCAGGCAGGCGCGCTTGATAGTCATCGGCAGCTGTGGCAGAAGTGTCTAGACGACAAGCTTGACGTGATGGCGGTGTTCGAAGACGACGTTGTTTTGCCGTCGAACTTCATTGATATCTTTGCGCGCGTATCGGCTGAGTTACCGGCAGATTGGTCGTTATGGCACCTGCACTCATCGCGCGCCAAAACTGCTCCGGCGGGTCAGTATCTTGTGCGCATTCTTTCGTCAATGTGGGGCACGCACGGTTACCTAATCCGGCCCGCAGCCTGCGCCGAGTTGTTGGCTGTTCCTGGTTACGCCGCCGCTGATTACCGCATGACAAAAACCTACCTAGATGCGGGCGGGCAGCCGCTGGGGACAGCAATGCACTCCGGCCTGTGTTTTCAGCGCGGCGACGACAGCGACATCCCGACGACGGCGCAGTTGCGCTTTTGGCGAGAACAGCGGCAAAAATACTGCCGTTAACGTGCGCCGGGCTGTTCGTGCTCTTTGCCAACCCGCTTTGCGCCCGCGCACGAAAACGTGATAAAGTATCAAGTGCGTGGCAGTGTCACGCAAAAGCCGCAAGTTGGTCGTGGTGGCCGATCGGTTAGGTGCTATTTCAGCGGCATGGATGTCGCTGGGGTAGCGGGTTCCGTGGTCAGAGCACGCCGTGAACACGGTTGGAGGCGCGGTGAATGCCACACGGGGCAGCAATGCCTTTGTAAGTCACCGTGAAGCTGCAGCTTGCTGCAGCCGGACCTGCGGGTAGGGGATCCCAGGAGCTTGCGGTTATGCCAGTTGCCGGACTTAAGTGGCGGGAGCCAGCAGCATGTTTGCAGAACCGACTCATCCTATCTGGGTGTTTCTCAGCGCTTTTGGCGTTTCTGCGTTCGCTGGGCTCGCCACCTATTTGCGCTTTTCGCGTAAAATGACCAGGCTTGGTCTTCTGAGCGCGTTGTTAAACGCTGGTTGCCTTGGTCTGGCCATCAGCCTCATGTGGTACCAGCACTATCGAAAGTCGGAGAACGTCTATGGTCTAATTGGTATCTGCGTCATGGCCGGAATGGGCGGGTCGACAGTTACCGATATTCTGTGGTCTGTTCTCAGCGGCGCGGGCATTAAAGTCACGATTACCCACGAGCAAGACAGGAACCCCAACAATGAGTGATCGTAAAGCTCGGGACATGCTTAGTGCCGTGGCGCTTGTCTTTACGGTGCTTTGCTCGCTTGCGCTGCTGTCGTCGGCCGTCGCGGTCGCGCAACAGGGCGCGCAAATTGTTGCGGAGGTGCAAACGCCATGAATGCACTATTTAACCCCTGCAGTGAAAGTTCCAGGCCGCTTCGATTGGCAGCTGTTGGGTGGGCAGTCGCTGGCGCCACGTTGTGCGCTTGCGCGCTCTGGTACCACGCATCAGCGTTAGCCTCACACAAGAGTGAATTGCACAAGATCATCAATTACGCACCTGACGCCGTGATCGTGTGCAACGAACGCGGCCAAGTGCTTTACGCCAACGACGCGGTGCGAGCGATCACGGGTTTCACGGAAGAAGATCTTGTCCGCGGCGGAGTCGAGCAGGTGATTCCAATGCCGCTGCGCGCTTTGCACAGAAACGCCCTGCGTGGCGCAGTCGTCAAGAGCGACCGAGGTATTGAGGGCGTGAACTACCGGCGGGTCTACCCAGTCATGCGCAAAGACGGCAAAATGGTCGTCTGCTTGATAAGCGTCGGCAGCGTCCGGCATTACGACGGCCCACAGTTTTTCGCGTTCATCACGCCGGTTGGCGAAGACGCAGCCCCGGCCCCTGCACCGGCCAAACTGGACCCAGCAAGTACAGCGAACAACGCGCCGTAACGAGACCCGCTATGGATGGCTTCTCCATTCTTGATCCGGCAAACTGGCGCGCGGGCGGGCTGAAAGAGCACCCTGCGTACATTGTCGGCAACGCGGCAGCCTGGCTCACCAAAGCTGGCGCTGTCGGAACAAATCACTATCTCACCGGGCGGCTTTACATCTCGAAGAGCGGCTGGTTGCTGCTTTCGGTGCCTAATGCGCTTGTGCGCGGCGTTTTCGACGCCATGACGGCCACCGGCGCCGAGTTGCCCACGTTGAGTGCGTTTATGGGCAAATCTGCCGACAAAGACTTGCTCAACGCGCATATTTCCGTGATGACCGCGGAAGAAGTCGACCAAATTGGCGCTGACAAGATCAACGAGCGCGGGCACCACTTTCACTACGCGCTAGGCCAGATCCGCGAGTTTTCGCCTGAGAAAGCGAACACGTTGAGCCGCGTCTGGGCGATTCAGGTGGCGAGTCCCGAGCTAGCAGCCTTGCGAAAGAGCTACGGGCTATCGGCGCTGCCCAACGACGATCACCCGTTTCACATCACCGTAGCCGTCAGGCGCAAGAACGTGCTGGGCGCTAATGAAGTCGCCAAGGTAGACGGCAGTCGCGGTGAGTCGAAGGCTGCCGAGGCAAAAGACGCCTTGCATGGCGGCGCGGCAGATCACAAGCCCGATAGCGCGTTCAACCAGGAGGCCTTGGCAGAAGGCAAAAAGCATGAGCACGAACACACCGACAACGATCAAATCGCCAAGGAAATTGCCAAGGATCACCTGTCCGAAGACCCCGCCTATTACGAAAAAGTCCAACAAATAGAGAAGGAAAGCAGCGTCTACCTCAATCAGACGCGGCAGATGTTCAACCCGTTTACGGTGTCTGGGCCGCAGATTCCGTATGACCACAATAAGCCCGTGTTTGAAAACATTCAGAACCAGATGGCGGAAGTGAAGCGCCGCGGAGATTTCATGCTCCAGGCGGACCGAAATCACCAGATCTGGCGTGCCCAGCTGGATCCGCACTACCGTCATCAACTTGCTCTTCAAGCGTTTCGAGGTGAACTGCCCCAGCCCGGTCTCACGGACCAGCTGTTTGAACGATATGGCGACGGAATGCTCGCCTCGTTACAGCCGAGGAGGCCGTGAAATGCCGCTTTTACCGTGGCGACCAAAAAAGCCGGACGCGCCAGTCACACCTGTTATGCCGCCGCCGGATGAACCGAATCCCGCGCGCGCAGCCTGGCTCAAAGCCCTGATGCTCCTTCGTTCGATCGACAAGCAAAAGCTTGGCGTGGCGTTGTTCACAGCGCCCGTCATTGCTTTTTTTGCGGTCAGCGGTGTGTTTTTGTGGCTTTGGGTAGCTCTGCGCGGGCTGTATCGGTTCATCCTCTCTATCTTCAAGTGAAGCATGACGGCGGCCAAAGATATCAATGCGTGGCAAAGTGTTCCTGCGCGGGTAAGTCAGCGGCTCCCCGCAGCGGCCATGGTACGGGCACAGCATGAAAAGGCTGCCGTCGCCGCGCACATGTTGGCGACCAGCTGCGCGACGTGGATGCCCGAAGAGAACATCCTCACGATGTGGACGCGCGAGCCGATCGCCGAGAAACAAGCGCTGGACTACAGGAAATATCTCGACAAGCTGGGCTTCGCGCACCGCGTGTTCGACGGCGGCGCTCCTGACTGGGGGGCCGAAATCCTGATCAAACGGGGCAATCAGGCGCTCGTGCCTGGCCTCGACAAGGTCTGGCAGTACGGCAATGCAGCGATGGGCGGCCCAAACCCGATGAGCAACGGTATTGTCTCGGGCCTGCTTCTTGGCGGCCTTGGGTACGGTGGCGGCGCGCTGGCCGAGCATTTGTTTCCCGAGCGTTACTTACAGCGCGGCAAGCTGCGGAGAAGCCTAGGCACCGCGGGCGCGCTGGCTGGCCTGGGTCTCGGCGCCATGAACGCCAACGCGAACGCGCGGGCGATGGACACGACTTTTCTCAAAGGCTTGTTTACGGACAACCGGACAGTGCCGCCATTTGTGCAGGAAAAGGTTGGTTTCGACTTCGGCCGGGATCCGCTGGCCAGTAACGACACCGGGTTGTATGCGCCGTCTGTGCCGGTGCCGCAGTTCAACCAAGCTGCGTGGATGGACGTGCAAAAGGGCATGATGAACCCGAACGGCATGCACTCGTCGCCTCAGATGGCTGCTGCTGCAACAGGCCTGATGAGCGGAATCAGCACGGGAGTACGGTCACCGATCATCCGCCCAGTTGACGTAATCAACGGCATTGCGTCTGCGGGCGTGGGTCTTGCAACGGCTACGATGGCTGGCAAAGCTCTTTCTGCGCTAGCCGGACTAACACCTGAAGCGCAAAACAAGCTGCAAGATATGGGCTTATGGGCAGGCATGCTACACGCCGTTGTACCGCCAATGTTTGGTCGTTGACTTACTTGCGCGTTTGATTCGGTGGTGACACAATAGGTAAATACACACCTCGAAATCAGGAGCCCTTTTATGACCACGCCCCGACCTGAAGCCATTCGTGCAGAGATGCGGTTGCTTAACGCTGAGGCCGACGCTGTTCCCGGCGTTTCCCTCACGGATTGGAGCAGCCCCGAGTTCTGGACTATGGTCGTTTCTGCGATCACGAACCTCGTAACGGTGGCTGTCGTGCTGGGCTGGCTCAGCTCGACCGACGCCGAGACCGTCACCAAGGCGCTGTCGGCACTGATCGGCGCCGGACAGGTCATCATCGTCAACGGCCTGCTCGTGTGGCGGTTTATCTCCGCGCGCGTTCAGGTGAAGCAGGCTATGATCACAGCCCGCTACAACTACATGGCGGCGGTAACGACTGAACAGATGCGGCTTGGTATGAGAACTCGGTGATGACAAACGAAGAGCTGCAGGAGCGGATCGACAATTCGCCCGCACTCAGCGCACTGCAGAGTCAGCTCCAGTCCGAAATTGGGTTTCGAGCGCCTGCTGAATTTGCGCTGAGTGCGATCCTGGTTGTGTCGATCATTTCGATCATCGTCCAGATTGTCATTCACTGTCGTGAAAGCCGTGATGAGCAAAGCGTGCGCGCTTCAATGCGCGACGTGCGGTCACTGCCTTTGCGGCAGCAGTTTCGGTTGCGGCGGGCGTTGACGGAGCTGTGGCGCCAGACATACCCGAGAGCAACGCGCCATCAAGAAAACCCGCTGATCGACGCGGTGTACCAGCTCAGCGACAGCGCGGATGACGCCGCTATCGACGAGTTGCTGTGGCTGGCGGCGCAACACAAATCATGACCGCATTCTTCGCAAGGACGCGAACTATATGGCAAGGATGCCATCAAAACACCAGCATGTACTGCCTACAGGAGAGATCCTAAAAAAGCTGTACGGCTTTGGGTATTTTGGCACGAAGACCTGGCAACAGGTCAAAGGGCTCAAGGGCGAAGACCTTGATTGCGCTGTGCGCGAGTACCAGCTTTTCCACGGTTTGGACCCCAATGGTGCTGTCGGGCCTGAAACGGCAAGCGTGCTTTCTCGGCGTCGATGCGGGTTGCCTGACTTTAACTTCTCAGCGGGCGACTCGGTCTGTAAGTGGACGCACAAGACGATCACGTACTTTCCAAGCCTGACACTCCCCGGCGTGTCGTCTGAGCAAGCTGCGCAGGCGTATGACATCGCGTTCAGCCAGTGGGCCGCGGTGTGCGACCTGGAGCCGCAGCGTGTCACTGCCGCAAACAAGGCGAACATTCTGGCGCGGTCTGGAAA